AACTTATATTATTTATAAATGGATTCCGGCATTTTCCGCAAAATTTACATCGCTGTGATATCATTCTTCAGAAAATCTTGGCGTGTTTTCTGGGGGAAACCTATTAACGCCAAAGCTGCAAGACTTGAACGCCGTGAAAAGCGAACAAAAACTCTTGAGGCTGAATTGTTTGGGAAACCTACAATTCCTTTTGATTGGTCTGATGAGCCTATTAAATTGGTTCAAAAGAAAACTCAACCGGAATCCCAAACTGCTAAAAAGACCGTTAAAGGGCCAGCTGTTTATTCAGTTGACTCTGTAGGTGTGCCCATTGTCATTCTTGATACAAAGAATGGTCGTAGGGCTTTTCCTTATTGTGAACATAAAAGGGCTATCCGACCTGGCTATCCCTGTGTTATGTGCACTACTAAGCCGTGTTCCCACGGTTGGTATGCTAGCAAGGACCGCCCATGCTTGAAATGTGTGGGTGGTGCTTGTGAGCACAATTGGGTGCCCATTAATGGTAAGAAGTGTGGTGCTTGTTCACTTCGACCAAAGGCTAAGGGACCAGAATCCCTACCACTTAATGTCCCTGATGCAATGAAACGGGATGTTGAACCTGTGAAGCCTTTGGTTGATGTGGAGAAAGCTTCAGAAGTATCTGGTAGGAATGTGAATTCTAACAAGTTTTCATCTCTGCCAGAAATTCAAATTTGAGTCCAAGATTTATTTTGGCTTTAAATTTGTTTAAGGAGTATACGTTTCAACCCTGCCACTTATTATATCTTCGGGTTAACAGTGGTCTACGTCCTTACCGTGAATATGTTTGCGGGTTCCAGGGTTTTAGTTTGACAGCGATGTTCTCTCCCTCTTTTCTTTATACTTTGCTCATCTTTAATTTTCTCGGTGTTGAGGGTGAGTGGAAAATGGTCCTTCCTATTGGGATAAGGGGCGGCAACCGCTACAATGGTATTAAAAGACCACTGGATGTTAAACCGGCCCTAAGGTGTGACTGGGAATCCACCAACCATAAGTACTAACTCTCGTTCTTTTGGAAGTTGACGTTGAAAACAAAATAAAAATTTCTTTCACTGCCAGTTTGGGGCCTGAGGAGGGCTGGCCGAAACCTGCTGGCAGGTCGCCCCACAAGATTTGTTCACTCCTGTGTTGGCTTTACTTTCCTTTCCAAATTTACCTAAACCACTTCTCAGGGTCGTGTGCCCGTGGTGAGGTTCTATTGAGAATGTCTAACCCA